AATCTAATAAAAACTTCTTTGCTTCAGCTGTGGTCATATCGGGCCGAGCTTGTAATATACAGGCCAAATATCCAGTAACCTGTGGACATGCCATACTTGTTCCGCTTATCTTATTGAGATAATATTTGCCAGCACCACGAGGATCAAATACAGCAGGTGTATTGTAAGATTTCTTAGCATATGCAGACATAATAGAGCTACCTGGTGCCCATATATCTATTCTAGGCCCACAATTACTGTAACCTGCCTTGTGTTCTTTTCCACCATAGATACCGTTATGAATTGCGCCAACATTAATAAAGCTACTGGCCATTGTTGGAGAGGATCCTCTATGCCAATAATATGGTCCATAGCCACTAGTATCATACCATCTATTATCATAATCTAATCCACCTGGTATATCCATCTTGGCGTAACCGTTACCAGCGGCACCTACAAGTATCACACCTGCGGCAGAACAGTTATCAGCACTCTGATTTAGATAGTTAACCTGACTGTACTGATGGGGTCCGCTCATACCTACATTGCCCCAATTTGGTGTTCCATAGTAGGTAGTCCCTCTCCAAATTAAATAATCAAAATTATTAACACCAAGGGTATAACCCCAACTGTTTGTACATATAGTAGGTCTTTTATTACCGGCGGCCTTTTTAGCCAGATGAAATGCTCTAACTAGATCAAACGCTATATCTGTGCTGATAAATCCTTTTGTAGAGCCGTTTGTAATATCTATAGATCCGTCACCAAAATCACACCTAATAGAATATATACGAGCGCCGGCTGCCCAACCGCATGTATTACCAGCAGAAATACCAGCACAATGACTACCGTGTCCGCCTACATCTCCTAGGTATCCGTTAACTGCTGAAGCAGTAGGACATCCTGTAACACCTAAGCTAGCCCAATTAAAATCAACAACACGACTACCACCTGTACCGTCTGCATTGACTGCAAACTCAGGATGACCTTCAGCAACTCCTGTATCAACTACAACAATATCAACACCAGTTCCGTCTAATTGATAGTTGAGTGATGCTACATATTCGTTGCCGGTAGTTAAGAAATTATTGACTATATTATGACAGCGCAACAATCCCCAATTCTTCATTGTAGCGGTAGTAACTGAAGTTCTACTATCATAATGATATTCAGGCCTAGTGGCTACGATACCTTTCTTTACACCTTCTCTTAGATCAGCCTGTAGTTCGACTTCAAGCACCCTAGGATCTTTTTGTAAGGTAACAGCTTCTTCGTCTGTTAATTCATAATGAGCCAGGTAATCATTAAAAGGACGGTCATTCATACATAACACAGGTCTATCTGGAACATATGCTGACACACTACCTCTATTGATTATTTCATCATGTAAGGTATCCCATACTGATGGATCACTTACCTGTACTATATATTCTCTCATATTTAGATTGCCGTGTTGTTATAGATATATTTCCAATTAGTTCCATCATAATATACAGGCATAGAAGTACTAGTGTTAAACGCTATTCCTCCTTTTGGTGGATTTGGATATGCTAATAAATCTGTCCTGGATAAGTTTGGAAGTTTTGGTACGCTGTTAAATGTTATCCAACCAGTGGCCTGGAAATTCAAATCATTGTTACTGACAATATTAACTGGCCCAACTCCTGTATATAGATAATCACTGGCACTGACCGTTCCCGTTATGACTAGATTAGTAAATGTAGCTGTTGTGAATACTACACCGCCTGCTGTTAATGTTCCAGGTGTGGATATTGATTTATTGAATAACCATGAATCAGAAGTACTAGCATAAGTCATTGTGGCATTGGCCCCAGCAATGTTTATGCCAGCACCATTCGCTTGACTACTGTTAACTGCACCACTGGCTATGATAATAGTTGATGTTGAAACAGATAGCGATGAGGTTGAAACAGTTGTAAATGTTCCAAAAACTTGTAAACTTCCTAATACAACCATATTGGTTGCAGTAATATTAGGACCGGTTCCCAAGAAGCTAGCCACATTGGTATTTGAATATACACTACCACCGCCACCAGTAAATGGCACACCGTTTTGTAAGAATGATGCGGCATCTACACTACCAGTGAGTGTAATATTATCAACATAGGCTATTTCAGAAGTTATAGAATCCCATGTTAATACAGCATTAACCAATGATCCTGTATTTTGTCTTACAGGATTAACAACAAATCCACTGCCTATTCCTGCCAAATTACTGCCACTAGCATTTAATATAATGCTCCTAGCAGGTTGTGCTAATACACTTGACGAAGCTGCCTTGTATCCGATAGCAATAGCATAATCTTTCTGTCCCCAATAGCCTGCTGATCCACCAATGGCAATTGCATAAGTCCCTGTGTTTGTTTGTGCATTACCGACTGCTAAAGAACCGATACTAATTGAGTCTGGTCCTCCGCCTGCAGCGCCAGCCGCAGAATATCCAATAGCAATTCCTCGATTTTGAAGATTAGCACCTGAGCTATATCCAATAGATACAGCGTAAAGGCCTTGAGATTTACCTGAACTTCTACCGACAGCAATACTGGCATAACCTACACCTAAAACTCCTGCTCGAGTTCCTATGGCAATAGTTTCTTTACTAGCTGGTTCAGTTCCTGCCATTAATCCTAAAGAAATATTACTAGTTGTAGATACAGGGGTAACTGTTTCTCTTCTAGTCCAGGTTATGCCATCTGGTGAAGAATAAACCATTGATTGACCTTCAGTCGAATCCCAACCTACTACAATGAATAGACTAAGTGATGAGCTCCATGTTACCGAATACCATTGAGCGGAAAGCATTGATAGTATATTTGGTATTTGTTGTTGTGTCCATGTAACTGCATCAATTGATGTCCATACATCTGGACCTTCTTGATATGTATCTAGAGGTCCAGTAAATCCAAATTTACCAACCATGACATATTTGGTACCGCTAAATGCTATACCATAACTTTCATTCTTTCTAGTACCGTTTCCGAAACTTGATGATTGTCTTGTCCATGTTGTTCCATTAGGAGAAGTTAATACTAAATTGGTATAAAAGTTTCCGCCTTGACCACTTATAGCACCAATTGCTACATATTGTGCGCCTGACCATATCACACCCCAAGCAGTTATTCTAGTGCTACTAGATATTGTACTATCTCTAGATGTCCATGTTGTTCCATTGTCAGAACTAGATACAATTTGCGGATTTGGTGCGTAATAGTCAGCGCCTGCAAATGCAACTATACTGCTGGCACTGGCAGCTCCTACTCCGTAAAACCGATACAAGATACTATCTACTGACGGATTTCCTACAGCTTGCCGTGTCCAAGTAATTCCATCACTAGATGTCATTATTAAACCGTAAGTTAAAAAATCTGAATATTTTAGCAGGGTACCTACAGCAACATATTTTGATCCTGTCCAGGTAACATCATAAAACTTTGGTTGTCCTGTAATTTCTGCAGAAATCTGCACTGGAGTCCATGCTAGTCCGGTAGTCGATCTAATAGCCAGTGCTTTGTAATTAAAATTGTCATATCCTACAGCTAGGAATCCAAGACTTGAAACAGTTACGGAAGTTAATACAGTAGATGTAGATCCAGTATATGCATTAATCCAGATTAAGCCATCATTTGAATAAGAAATAACTGCTACTGTTGCAGTAGTGTATCCTACTGCAACAAATCTGCTATTTGTTGATGACCAAACAGTTTTGACTAATATATTTTTATTAGTAGTGTAAGGTAATCTATTATATTGACTGATGTTTAGAGAATAAGTAGAATCTAAGCTAACAGTGGCGGTAGTTGCGGCACCACTGACAACTGTTGACCAGATAGTTATATCACCAGTTGATCCACTAACTGCCGTGCCAGTACCTGCTGTAATGCTACTTACTCCGGCAACACCACCACCGGTACCACCAGATATGCCTAATGAACTAGTACTAACCCATTGTGCTGTGCTTCCGTTACTTTGTAATACATATCCCGCAGTACCAAGACTTAGATATGCAGTTGTACTACTTGTTTGATAAGGAATAGCACCAGGTGAGCCTCCTGCTAAGTTAACTGCACTTACTGATTTAGACACTAGTGTTGCTGTATTGAATGAGTTAGCATAACCAGCACACACTG